GCAATGAGTTAACTCTGCGCGTGAGGTTGGATTATTAAATGCTATGCCATACTATAAGTTTGAAGACAAAAATATTCTTCGTAACACTTTAAAAACACACCCGCAGTATGTTTTTGATGTTATAAGTGGTGATATTTATTTAAACTCTTTAAGTGCGATTAGCGGTGCATATAATAATAATGATACCATGGTCCCTACTGGCCATGTTAGTTTATATGAACTAAATATCGACCGTGACAGTAGCGCCCACACTTATGATCCGGAAGTTGGCTCTGGTGTCAAAGCATTGATATTTCCTTTCACCACAAAAGATGGCGGCTTTAATTCTATTGGCACCATTACTGATGCTACTTATAATACTTCATATGCATATGGTGATGTTTTAACTGGTTCGTATCCTCTTTCCGCAAGCATCAGTAGAGAACGATTTGCAGTCGGCGCAACTCGCCCGCACGTTTCGGGGTTGAAAAACACATTAAATTATTATACTTATTTGACTGATCAGTATGCTTTTTCGTCTTCTTACGGGGACAAGGGCACGCAAGAAGTTAATTTAGTGAGCATTCCATCAATCTTTTTTGATAGCGGAATAAAGCCCGGATCGGTTAATCTACAATTTTATATTTCTGGCGCTCTTGTGGCACAGTTAACAGATAAAAACAAAAATGGAGAATTAATACAAACTGCCGGCGACACGTATGCCCAAACCAACGGTTCTGGACTCGTGGCAGGCGTCGTTTTATATAATGAGGGCTTTGCGCTGTTGACAGGAAGTTGGGATTTGACGCCGGCCACATATAATTTTACCTATGCAACACGTCAAGCACAGTGGTGCGATTTTGCAGCCGGAGCCAATGACAGCGGCGATGATGGATTAGCTCCATCCGCGAGTTATAGGATGGAGTTTCGTGGAACAAACGAAGTGACGACGTTAGATATGTACATGACTGCGCCAAAAGGTTTGCTAAATCATTCTAGCAACCCTACATATAAATTATATGCCAGTTCGTCTGCGGCACCCTTATACCAGTATGGTGGTGCATCTTTTTCGGAGAATGACTCTATACCAATCAAGAACACCATCAGCGGTTCTATATGCAATTATTCTTCTTCCTTTAAAAAACAAACATTTATTAGTACAATAGGTATATTCGATGATCAAAGAAAATTAATTGGCACTGTTAAGTTAGCAACACCAGTTAAAAAGCTTGAGACTCTCGCATATACTTTTAAAGTTAAATTAGATATATAAATGATTTTAGGATTAGATATCTCCACCAGTATAACTGGTGCAACAGTACTTGACAAAGAAGGCAATATTATCTATAATGAGGCCTGGGATACTAGAAAATTTAAAAATTTCTTCAAGAAGGTAGAATATGTTGAGCAACATCTTAAAGAGCTTTATAACAAACATTCGGGAATCGAAAGGGTATATATCGAGCAATCTCTCCAGTCTTTTAGATCTGGATTCTCATCTGCAAAAACTCTTTCAACTCTTGCTCGTTTTAATGGCGTGGTATCGTGGTTGGTATATGGAATACTACAAGTTGAGCCGGAATATATAGCGGCCACATCAGCCAGAAAACTTTGTGGTATTACAGTTTCACGAGGAACAAAAGCAAAACAAGTGGTTATTGACTACATTTTAAATAATGTTCCGGAAATTCAAATAGAATATACAAAGTTTAACAACGTCAAGCCACACTGTTATGACAAGGCTGATAGTTGGGTTGTTGCGAAGGCAGCATATCTTAAAAGTTCTTGACTTCTTGTATTGTTTCTGTTAGGCTATCTTTATGGATTCTGAAAAGATTCAAATCTTGCAAGAGATTTTAGGAGATTTTTATCGCTCGAATGAGGAACACTTGTTTTCGTGTCCTTTTTGTAATCATTACAAAAAAAAGATGTCGGTAAACATCTCCAAGAATTCTTATAAATGTTGGGTGTGTGATACTAGTGGGAGAAATATTTTCTATCTTGTTAAAAGATTTGGAAACTATAATCACAGAAAAGCATGGAGCAATTTTTTTGAACGAGTGGACATATCAGAATTTGACAATCTTTTTGAAGCAGAGGAAGCTAAGGACTATCAACAGAAAGTTCCTTTGCCCAATGAATATATATGCTTAGCTAACAAAGCTCTATCTTCGACAGCCAGAGAAGCATTAAAATACCTTAAAAAACGTGGATTAAATAGCTATGATATATTGAGGTGGAAAATTGGTTATTGTGAAACAGGTGAATATAAAAACAGAATTATTATACCCTCTTTTAACTTGGATGGATATTGCAACTATTTCATTGCTAGAACTTATAGACAGGATTGGTTAAAATATAAGAATCCTCCAGTTTCAAAGGACATCATATTTAATGAATTATCGATTGATTGGGAAAAACCAATAACTTTGGTAGAAGGGGTTTTTGATGCAATGAATGCAGCCAACTCTATTCCTCTTCTGGGGTCAACTCTCAATAGCCGCTCTAGGCTATTTAAGGCCATTCTAACGCATTCTAGTCGCATATACATAGCACTGGACCAAGATGCCGAGAAGAAGGCTTTAAACATCATTAACGTGCTTAATTCATATGGTGTTGAAGTTTATAATATAGATACTTCTGATTATGAAGATGTTGGAAGTATGACAAAAGAAGAATTTGAAAGTAGAAAGAGGGGCGCAACACTATTTGATGAATCTACACTCTTAATACAGAAAATATTACAAATATAACTTGACAAAATCTTTTAAAAAAACTATTGACATTTGTAAAAAAGTGTGATAGTATTATAGGCACATGTTTAAAAAAGCAACGTTAATAAAAGTGAGTTTCCACTCTAGGGGGATCCCCGCCAACGGCTACATCATTGACTGTTGAGGTGAATTGCTTGAGCATGCGTAGAAAATATATAGGATAAAAATGAAGTTTGCACACATTGCAGATACGCATATTAAAAATTTAAAATATCATTACGAATACAAAGAAGTGTTCGAACAACTTTATGATAAATTGCGCGAAGAAAAGGTTGATTACATTATTCATTGTGGAGATGTTGCACACACCAAAACACAGCTGTCGCCGGAATTCTTTGATTTGTGTTCGAGCTTTTTATCGTCTTTAGCGTCTATTGCCCCTACTTATATAATTCTTGGGAATCATGATGGCAATCTTAAAAACAGTAGCAGGCAAGATGCTATCACACCGATAGTCGAAGCCCTAGATCACCCGGGCCTGTTTCTGCTAAAAAATAGCGGGGAGACCAAATTAGATGAAAATTTCACTCTTAATGTTCTTAGTGTGTTCGATCGCGCTAATTGGATATTACCTTCCGACGATACAAAGATTAAGATTGCTCTCTATCATGGTGCTATTTGTAATAGCCGCACTGATTTGGGGTGGATTATGGAGCATGGGGAAGATGATATATCAATTTTTCAAGGACATGATTTTGCTTTTTTGGGAGACATCCACAAAACAAACCAAACTTTAGATCATGCTGGTAGAATTCGCTATGCTGGCTCAACGATACAGCAGAATCATGGAGAAACAAACGATAAAGGGCTTTTGATTTGGGAGATTAAAGACAAAGATGATTTTACATGTGCGCATCATGTTCTTAAAAACCCAAAACCGTTTATTACAATAGAGCTAACTCCAAAGGGGAGGATGCCAAACAAGATTCAGATTCCCAAGGGTGCCAGAGTGCGCCTGGTTTCAAACAATAATTTACCTCTAAGCATTATGAAAAAGGCAGTCGAGGTTGCAAAGCATCGTTTTAAACCAGAAAGTATTACTTTTTTGAATAGAGCTTCTGGCGAAAGGGGGAACATTGATGAGTTTGCTGACGGCCTAGCAAATGATAATCTGAGAGATGTTGCTGTACAAGAAGAACTTATAAGAGAATATATTAAAGATTTTCAGCCAGATGAAGAATTAATTAAAAGAGTCTTAAAACTTAATTCAAAATATAATACAGTTGTAGAAGAAAATGAAGAAGTGGGTAGAAATATTAATTGGAAGCTTGAAAAGCTTGAGTGGGATAATCTTTTTAATTATGGCGAGGAGAATGTAGTTGGCTTTCAAAAACTCTCTGGAATCGTGGGTATCTTTGGTAAAAACTTTTCTGGTAAGTCTAGTATTGTTGATAGCGTTTTGTTTACTTTATTTAATTCTACTAGTAAGAACGAGCGGAAAAACCTCAACATTATCAACCAGAATAAGCAGTCAGGAAGCGGAAAAGTCTGCATCTCAGTTGGAAACAAACGATATACCATCGAAAGAAAAACAAATAAATATATAAAGAAGTTGAAGGGCGATGAAACTTTAGAGGCCAAGACAAAATTAAATTTTGAGTGTTATGACACAATAACTGAGCAGATTCAAAGTTTAAATGGAACCACTAGAAATGAAACAGACAAGATCATAAGAAAACACTTTGGAACTTTAGACGATTTCTTAATGACGTCTATGTCTTCTCAGCTTGGTGCATTACAATTTATTAGTGAAGGATCAACAAGAAGAAAAGAAATACTCGCAAAATTTCTTGATTTGGAAATGTTTGACAAGAAATTTAAATTAGCCAAAGAAGATGCCACAGATCTTCGAGGCGCCCTCAAAAGACTTGAAGGAAAAGAGTTTGATGATGACATCTTCAATGTAGAAAAAGAAATCATTTTTAATGAAGCTGCAACCCGCGATCATTCTGAAAGTTGTGAAACAATTAAAAAAGAACTATCAGATACTCAAAGTAGTGTTGATGAAATTCAGAAATCGATTGACTCTATTCCCACAGACTTAATTGATATAGAGGCAATTGCCGCGACGCTTAATGAAAAAGAAAAACAGCATTTAGATATCACTGTGGCAATTGCTAGCTTTCAGGAGGATCTTGAAGAAAAAGAAAATCTTGTCAAGAAAATTGATAATTTTATTTTAAACTTCAATACAGAAGATTTATATGAAAAGCAAAGTGAAGTTGCGGAAAAATTAATAACTCTTAAAACAATTGCTGATGAAATAAGCTTCTTGGAGAAAGAGAAAGAAGCTAAAGAAAAGAGAATTAGTCTTTTAAAAGAGGTGCCCTGCGGAAGTAAATTTCCTAATTGTAAATTTATTTGCGACGCGCACGCTGCCTTTAATAATATGTCAGACCTTACCGACAACGTTAAGGGGCTCACTAAAAAATCTACAATCCTCGATAAAGAAATAAAAGATTTAAATCCTGAACAAATCGAAACTTATCTTAAAAAGTATAAAGAGGTTGTGGACAAAAAAGAATCTTCAGAACTTCAAATATCAAAGATAAAAGTTGAGATTGAACGCAGTAAAGTTAATTTGAAATCAATTGATAGTGAGATTGTCTCCCTAGGGGAACAAAAGCAGCTCTATTACGAGAATAAAGACATCATTGAAAATAAAGGATCCTTTATTAGACAATTGAAAAAAGCAAAGAAAATTTACTTAGAAAAAGAGACAGAGCTGCAAGGGTGTCAAAATGTTCTTATGGGTTTTTATAAAGAGCATGGTTCTCTAGAACAGAAACTCACATCTCTTAAAGAACAAAAAGAGGAATTACAAAGCCTCAGAGAAGAGTATTCAGCTTATGAATTATTTATGAGATGTATGCATACGAATGGTATATCATATGATATTATTAAAAAGAAGCTTCCAGTTATTAACAATGAAATTGCAAAGGTTCTAGCAAACGTTGTTGATTTTGAAGTCTTCTTTGAAAATGATGGCAAGCATATGAAAATTTTTATTAAACATCCCAAACATGAACCACGCCCAATTGAAATGGGCAGTGGAGCAGAAAAAACTATTGCCGCTATGGCAATTCGATTGGCACTTCTTTCAGTTTCTAGTCTGCCGAAATCAGATGTTTTTATCTTAGACGAGCCCGGGACTGCCTTGGACGCAGATAATATGGATGGGTTTATTTCCATCTTAGAACTAATTAAGTCATACTTTAAAACTGTTATTTTGATTTCTCATCTTGACAGCTTGAAAGATTGTGTAGACCAACAAATTGTTATCGATAAAAAAGAGGGATTTGCACATATAAACATTTAGGAGAAAACCATGGCACAGCCAAATAAAAAAGTTAGTTCCACTTTTACTATTAATAAGATTTTAAACCTTACTAATAATAATGATCACGACACCAGCGTAAAGCAGGTGCCGTTTTTTTTGAATAATGTTGGAGTTCCCACCATAAAAGGTAAAATAACGACACCGGCCTACACGGCAACAACATAAAGAGGTATATTATGATGACTAAACAAATTATTGATAAAGGGCTAAACAAATTACTATCCAGAAAACTTATGGTTTGGGTGACTGCAACCTGTTTAATGTTGTTTGGAGATTCACTAGCTAGCGAAGACTGGGTTGCCATTTCTTTAGCATATATTGGTCTTGAAGGTCTCGCAGATATTGCAACGCGCTGGAGGCACGGCAAATAATGAGTTGGTTGGCCATAAAAACTTTTTTAAAGAAATGTTGGGTATGGCTTAAACACAATTGGAAAGCTCCATTGATTGTTGTGTATACTATAGTTTTGTGGATATTCTTTAGAAGAAAAGACGATGCTATGAAAGTTTTAGAAACACGCACCGAAAGTTATAAAAAACAAATAGATGTCATTAACGATATCCACGATCAAGAAACTAAGAAAAAAGATAAAATTCTGGAAAACTATGGCAAAATAGTTACCGACTTAGAAGAAAAGTATAAGAAAGATAATCTAGAGTTGGATAAAGAAAAGAAAAAAGAAATTAAAAATCTTGTAGAAAAATATGATGAGAAGCCAGATGAGCTGGCAAAACTCTTAGCAGAGAAATATGGGTTAGAATATGTTGAATAAGTTACTAGCTTCGCTTTTAATGATTTGCGTGGTTTTTGTGCCGCCAATTGTTTTTGCCGAGGTAACACCGTTGCTTCCCCCCAAAGGAAAAATAACAGGATTGAGGTACAAACAGCCGGCTCCTTATTCTGGCGTACTTTTAAATAGTATTGCTGCGGCAAGCCTCTTAACAAATAGAAACTTTTCTGAAAAGCAGTGGGAACTTAAGCTGAAATATGAACTAGCAAAAGAAACTGCTCGTCTACAATTAATTATAGAGACTCAAAAAGTTACTTATGTTTCATTGCAGGAAAAGCACAAAACACTGCTTGGCATTAAAAATAAAGAAATTGAACGCTTGACTGAGATTGCTGCCAAAAAGAGCGACTATACAATTTGGTGGACTGCGGGCGGCATTATTGTTGGAATCGCACTAACTATAGCGGTTGTTTATGCCGTGAGATCACAGGAGTAAAATAAGATGCCTAGGTCAGCTAATTTATCAATGGATCAGCTAATGCGCATCATAACTAAAACAGCGCAAGGTCAGGCTGCAGCCGGTGATATCACAGCTATTACTGCTGGTAATGGTTTATCTGGCGCCGGCAGTGCAGGTACGAATAATATCAACAAGGTTCGCGCCTCGTCATTCGTAACTTACTCGGATGAAAGACTTAAGTCGGACGTTTCGCCTATTCGCAATGCCCTAAAAACTGTTAATTCTCTTAAAGCTGTCGACTTCACATGGAAGGAAGCTGGCACGAGAGACTTCGGTTTCTTAGCTCAGGATATGAAGAAAGTCATTCCAGGGGCTGTTCATGGTACCAAAGAAGGAATGTTTGGTGTGGATTGCGCTCGCTTGACTGCAGTACTTGTCTCTGCAATTCAAGAGCAATCTGCGCAGATCAAAGCTCTTCAAGTCAAGATTAACAAGAAGTAATTAATTTACTTTTTCTTGGGAAGGAGGGATCCCTCCTTTTTTGTTAAAATTATTTGTTTTATAACTTATAATATAAGTACGTTTTTAACGTGGGTTGGTAGCTGTGGCAGACGAAGAAGATTTAAATAAAATAGCACGAATAGAAAAGGCCATGGCCAAGAAATATGGTGCAGAAACAATTGTTAACCCTAAGTCTTTTTGGACCGACGAAAAAGAAAAAGAATATCTTGAGGAAGTTAAGAAGTTTTATAAAAAAGACATACAAAAAGAGAAAGTTGAAAAAGACGGCTTTTTCCTTTCAAAGAATCTAATTACTAAGGAAAATAAAAGAAAGTGTTCTGGATGTGGAATATATTCTTTTAAGTTAAAAGACGATTTATATATGAACAAGTTTGATTGCTGTTTTAATTGTTATATTCAATATGTTGAATTTAATGAAGAGCGGTGGCTAAACGGATGGAGACCAAAAAATGAAAATACGCGTGATTAGAAAAAACAAAAGACGGATTGATCCCCGTTATTTTCTACATGAAAATGTAGAAGCAGAAGAAGCAGAAGAAGCAGAAGAAGAGACATGGCCACCACCAATTAAAGATGACCCGAAAGATGAGCAGCCGCCTGATCTTAGAGCTTTAACGTTACCAGAAGAAGCTAAGGCTAAGTTATGGTCGGTTATTAAAACTACATTTAAAAACAAGCCGCATGTTTCCCTAAACGACATCAAGGGAGCCTTTGAATCCGCCGGCCTACAACTTGCAAAAGAGGAGCAATAAACAATGGCATCTGTATATGAAATCATAAAAGGAATAAACCAGGCTGCAGCCAACGCTTATGATGGCTCACATGATAAGAGATTTGTGGTTGATGGTGAAGATAAACCAGTCGGTCTTGCCCGTGAAAATGGTTGTGCTATTAATGACTCCAGGGTAATCGATGGTTTTAAGGTACGCATCTCAGGCCCCAAACTTATTGTCACTTATCAATCAGAGTTGTCAATAAAAGCTTTTCATAACACCAAACTGGATAGCGAAATTGAGCAGACCTATGCTGACATCGCTAAGTTTTTAAAGAAAGAGTATAAGAAAATTACTGGTGAGGCTTTGACATTAAAGGCTGATGGACCCTGTGATGTTCTTTTGCAAAATATGTCTAAGATCAGGACTTGGTGCCAGGCTAAAAAAGTTTATACTATTGGTGGTCTTAAAGACACAGAGGCCGTTGGCGTTAATTCCCCCGGAGAAGCAGAAGATAATCTTAGAGCCGCTGTTGAAAAGTGGCTTCAAACTGGTAGCCCAAAATATTCTGGAGCAAAAAAGTCTAGCAATGTTAAGGTATAATGGGATACAAATTAACAAAGAAAGAAATATTAAAAGAAGTGGTAAAGTGTGGCAAAGATTCACGCTACTTCATAAGAAACTATGCAAAAATACCACACCCGGGCAAAGGCCTAATCCCGTTTAAAACATATGATTACCAAGATGCTCTTCTAAATGATTTTAACGATTACCGATTTACAGTTATTCTTAAGGCAAGACAGTTAGGCATTTCTACAATTGTGGGTGCTTATGTTGCCTGGATGCTATTATTTCATCGTGACAAAAATGTTCTTGTTGTAGCGACAAAATTAAATACAGCTGCAAATCTTGTGCGAAAAGTTAAGGGAATTATTAAACATTTGCCTGACTGGTTAAAGATTGCTAGTATTGATGTCGATAACAAAAATTCCTTT